CCCAGAAACGATATTTCAACTTAAATCTCAATAAACGATCACGGTCATGAGGGTGGTACTCAGGGAAACAGTGAGCTGGGTTTAGAGCAATAACACGAATACGCCCTTCGTTGGTTATCCCAATTGGATCAACATAAGGGTCTTCATAAGCTACTTTTACAAAGCAGTCACCAGTTACTCCAGCAAGCTGCCCCATTTCCCAAAGAACATTGTACTTTGAGTTATCTTGCTCCCAAACACGGTGAAGCAGCTGGGGAATAATTGCAGCATTTTGTTCAGGAACTTTCCACTGAACGCCTTTACCAAAACAAAAGTTAGTAATGTAATCTGCCAAAGTACGAGTGTAGTTAAGGGTAATATTTTGCTCACCCTGTTCACGTCGGTATGACCAGTGGTGACCAAGGTACCAGGCCCAACAAGCACTATAACGGTTAAGTCGTGGACCATGAACTTCAAACTCTTCGTCTGCAAGCTCTACCAGACCAAGTGGGGAAATAGCAACAGTTAGGTCACTAGAGGAAGCTCTATAACTTGGTGACCAAAAATCAATCGGCATTAAAACCCCTGGTGTTAAAATCGGACAACATTAAGTCAACTATGTCAATAGGTGCATCAATGTATGTTATTGATTGTACCATTTTAAGTGGGATATGAGCAGGATTGCTATAATATTCTGCCTTAGATTCTTTGTTTTCTTCGTTAGTATCAACTAGGAATGTTCCAGCAAGAGTTATATAATCTTCTAAAAAATCTGGAATAACCCAACCAATGCTTATTGGGCGTATTGGGTTAGGCTTGTAGGACTTTGGGTCCATCCAACCAGTGGGTCCATCAAACGCATCTAGCCAAGTAACTATGGCTAGTTGTGGAGTTGTGGGGATGTCAGCTTTCTTCTTTTTCTGCACTATAAAACTTCCCTCTAAAAAAGGCCGACCCGTTATGGAACGGCACTTGTTCATACCAAAACGCACCATCACCTGGTTCAAAGGTAACTATTCCAATACCTTGCTGCCAGTCTTCTACGATGGTCATAGGTCTACCGTCCAAGTCGATGGACCCTTTGGTAGATGGGACGGTGCCGTCGCATCTTGCCAACGTGCCAGGGGATGCGGCCATGATGGTCTTTGCACCATCCCAATCGTCACGGGACCGTTCAGCCCATTCACGCCGGTGGATGTGACCATATAAGACTGAGGTCTTTTCTGTGTTGAGATACGCATGCGCTGTCGACCCGTTACTGCGTACTTTTGTGCCGTGGATGACGCGGAGTCTTTCGTTGATCCAAAATTGTCCAGCTGGATAGCCCGGTACATAATGTATCCCATAATCGTCGAAACGACAGAGATAAGGAATACTAAGAACAGGCCAGGATTCCGGAGTATTACCTTTACGGATGCCAAAGGCAGCTTTCGCATTGTCGAGTACAAAGTTCACCAATCTTTCTTCATGGTTTCCAGCTAGCCATACAATCTTAGCGTTAGGAGCATACGTCCGCAGCTGTGCTCCAAGGGTTGTAGCACGGTCAATGGACGCTTGTGTAGTTAATGCATAAGCACTACTAAGGCGGTATTTTCCAAATTCAGGAAAGTCCAAGTTGTCTCCAACTAGCACAATCATGTCTGGATTTAATGATTTAGTAATAGCTAAAGCCATCTCAATGGCGTGCTCGTCATGAGTGGCCTCTAATTCACCATTACGGGCACGGAAATACCCAATCTGCATATCCGGAAGGATTACACAGGTTTGGTAACCTGGGGCGTTTGATGAAGGTTTAACTTTAATTGTTGGCATTTTTACTGAAGGCCCTGGTTGAACTAAGGGCCACTCAGGTGCATTTGACAGATTATTGGATAAAGCAGATACCAAATTACTCACAACCACACCGCCCGTTCATATGACGGGAGATAGTGCTAGAGCTTACTGGATAACCATTCTTTGTAAGTACTTCAGATAACCAGGAACAGGAGTAAGTCTTTGCTCTACCATTCCCAGTATCTACTTTGATTTCTTCTTCAGCTTTGTTTACTGCAGCATGCTCGTCTGGATTCATGCTTTCTTTTATGCGAGTGAACGAGCACTTTTGACGAAGTGCATTCGCTTGTCTCTCCGTTAAGTCTGCAATCAGACTTGAGGAATCGGACATGTGATACTCCTTGTGTTACCCCACTGGAATACCAGCAGTTGTTATGCGGCTGTTTTGCCTTCTTTAGTATACACATTATTGCAGGAGTTTGACAAGCGTGTTACTGATTGTATTAATGAATACAATTCTTGTTCTTCTTCTGCGCCTCTAGCGACAACTCGCTGAAGGTACTTTGAAAGTAGTTCTAGTTGATGAGGGGTCATTAATGCTCCTTAAGTACGGAGCATCTACTCTACCAGGTTTCAGCCAGAAACAACGGTCGGGTTTGGCAGATTCATACGGCCACCCGTGTTATATGAGTATTCAAATTGCGGCATAGCATCGCCGGCCATGCTGCCTTCAACAAATTCCTGAAGGTGCTGGGGGGCTTCAATCCAAGAAGCCGAACCAACATGAGCGCGCTCACGCATGGTCTCTTCGGGGTACTTGAAGAACATCTCAGGGTTGGTGTGATTTTCACGACCAGGAGCCGGAGCGGTGTCTTCGTAAGCACCTACACCAAAGTCGTACGGAACGTCAGTGTCAGTTGCAATACCTTCTTCAAAACGCAATGGTCCGCGGTTGCCAGGGATGCTTGGCGCCATTGAACGCTCAAACATAGTTTGCTGGGCTTCTGGGAACATGGGGGTGGGGCCTACAGCCATAGTTTTCCTCCTAGTGGAATGGAAGTTTGTATATTTAGATTACCACGTTTTGGCATGCTTATCTGAAGAACGGGTTATCAGACACACTAACCATTGGCATTGTATCTAATACTGACATAGCACAAGCTATTGCTAAACTATCTGGAAAGTCATCAAAGGCTCCCTTTTCTTCAGGCGCAGCAGCAAGCATGTAAGGTCCTCTATACACCTTTTCAAGGTCAGACATTTGCTGATTAAAACGTTTCCAGCTACGTGTACGACGTGCTTTAGAATGTCCAGGAATAACCAATTGATCACGTTGAATTAACTCAGTTAAGTGAACCCAGCGGTCATTTTGAGTCTTGGCATCAGAAGTAACAGCCACTACGTCAATCTTAGGCATAAGTATTTGTAGACGTTCTGCAACAGCGCCACCAACACCCTGAGAGTCAACACCAATACGGTATACATTATAGTTTCTTAAGAAATCAATAATTTCAAAATACTGAGATTCCCATTCTTCATTATTGATTTCAAGCCAATTAAGAACTCTATGTTCATAGAACCCAAAGCCATCAGGACGATCCCAGTCAACCCAACACACAGTAACAACTGTGGAGTCATTTGAACGAGCTACGTCAATGCCTACAACTACTGGTGTACGCCACCATTGTTTGACAATACCCATGGATGTGTCATACATCCGAGACAAACGATCATCACTTACAAACATACCCTTTTCAAGAACCCACTTGTTACAGTAGGACATTTGAAATTCATCAGAATCTTCTCCGATTCTTACCTTCTCTTTACCAATAAACTTAGCATAGTTTTCATTATATTTTGCAGCAGTTCTCCAGTCATATTCAAAATGACACTGCCTATGATTACGTTTACTGTTTACATCTCTGCGTTTATTAAACTGAATCATTTTATAAAAGTATGATTTGTTACGAGTAGCCGTACCAGTTAATGCAATAGACCCGTTATTGAACGCCAACATGGGCTTAATTGATTTTGCAATCATGTACTCGTCAGCTTCTTGAGCTTCGTCAATAAGTACAAAGTGGTAAGTCTTAGACTCAATCTTTGCTTTAGGGTTACAAGTTTGCATACGGCAGAGTGACCCAGAGTGCTTGAGGCTGATTATGCGACCTTTACCACGTGATCCACCCGATGTAGCTTTGTCATCAATCTCTGGATCAAGCAAGAAATCCATGGCGTGTTCACTGGTTAGCTTGTTAACGATTCGGCTAAACACAGTGTCAGCCTGATCTTCAACCGGGGCAAAAACACCACACCAAAAACCCTTTTCAAACTTACCTAACCAAGTTGGATAGACCTTTGAAAGCTTGGGAAGGATAACCATCATTGATGCAAGCACATTAGATAGTACTTCTGACTTACCAGACTGTCGAGTAGCTACTAAAGTTAGTTCTTCACCATCACCAATAACTATTGACTCAATTACTCGGTAAGCAATAGGAACTTGATAGGGGAAGAAGGTTACGTTACAAAATTCTTCCGTAAAAAGGATAAGCTTTAAAACAAGCTGATCAATAAATTCTTGTGATGTTTCGTCTAGTTCAACTGCCTGAATATCTTCAGGCGAAGACCCATCTTCTAGTAGTTCTTGCATGCTCTAATTATAGAGCATCGTCAGTGAACAATACCCCTTGATCAGGTACTTCTAGAGGTTTCTTAGGCATTCCTAGTGATTCATTGATTCTATCAACAAGATAGAACAAGTCAGGAAGACTTACAAGGTAAGTAGAAGATTCAGCAGTACTAGAAATAATGCTAGATACGCAGCCAAAATCATAACCTAAGTGATTAAGGTGGTCTACTAAGTTATTTAAATACAAGCTATCTTTGTTATTGCTACGTAGTATAGCTTTGCGCGATGGGTTTAGATTACCCTTATCCATATTTGGCTTGTTCATTTTGTTACCTACTTTTCTGCCATACGTTCTGATAGTTCAGTCCATAGTGACTTTAAAATGTCTATGTGTTGAGTGACATCTGATTCTGGAAGATCTTTAAAACGCCAATCATCAAAGGCTTTACCCAACCCCATAATAGTAGCATCCATCCAATTAATTAATGTTGGAGTGTCTGAACGCTCAATTCTTTTAATCTTTTTAATTGGTTCGTCTGCCTTTTTAAAGAACATTGTTACCACTTTCGAATTGTATCAGCATCATCATCTAGGTATCTTCCACCTAGTGCTCCTAGGATACCTGAAGTTTCATCAGTGTGGGTGGACTTACGGCAAAAACCTACTTGAAATGAATAGTTTTTGTAGGCAAATTGTATACCTTTACCTATTTTCCAAGGTGACGCTATCTGTCGCATGAAGCCGATAGATATAAAAGGTGTGGTTAACCTGGTGTTATCTCTGGTAATCCAATAGATTGGGCCTAAATATTGCAACTTATTTAAGGTGTCTCGAAATAAGAAATATGCCCCTATTGTTATCATTAAAACAACTAAACTTATTATAAACATAATATTGTGTTACTCTTCCTCTCCAGCTTCTTCTTCGCCTCCCGGCATATCTCCTACATACTCCATGCCAAAGTTTACTAGCTTTATAGTAGATGTAAGGCCATAGGCAGGATCAGGATTTTGGGAAGCACCTATACATTGCACCCCAAATGACTCTGAATTTTTAAATGTTTTAAACTGTTTTGCGGTTATTGGACCGTATTTTACTACTGTTCCCTTTTTTATAAACTTGACATAAAGATATCCTAGTATTGCATCTTCTGCTCCTCCTACTCTACACTTACTTGTAGAGACAAACTGGTACTGTGCAATCCGTGAGCTTTCACCAGATTGACCTGCACCATAAACTGCAGATGGAGTTAATTCAACTAACCCAAAAAGGTGCGGAAATAAATCTTCACAAGTTACATCTTTTGGATCAATACCCTTTTCTTCTAATTCTTTTTTTTGCCGGTCAGCTTGGGTATCTTGTTCAAATTCTTCTAGATCTTCACCTTCTGGAATACCCCATTGGTCTTTACCAGGCCTGGTAGGTATTTCAATAATAGTACCGTCAGGGAGTTCATAGAATTGCTCAGTAGCCCAACCAGGAGAACCTGGTTTTACCTTTGGGGGCATACCACCTTGTTCTTGTGTAATCTTAGCTCTAACTTTTGCTAATTGTTTTAGATAAGCACTTAGATTTGGGTCCATTGCCATGTTGCATTACTCCTTAGTTAAACGACAGGGTTACTGTTCCACCTAGGCCATAAAGCCCTTGACCAGCTCCGTGCATACGTCTAAAGTTAGATGTATTACCAGAGGTTGATGTAGTGGTTGGTATTAACGCAATACTACCAACCGAACCAGATGAAATATTTGTTGCCCAGTTTATAATAGGAACATTTGCTGCAGCACTTTCACCAGATAGGTATACATCTACAACATCAGAAGTATTTACTGATGGTGCACCACCTGGTTGTGATCCGTTAGTACAAGGAGCAAACCTATATGTACCAGAGTTACCTGAGCCACCATTACGCTGTGCAAATAAAGTTGCGTTATCCGGTTCAAAACCTAAACAAGCATCTGCAAGTTTTGTTCCATAAAAGAATAAACCTGTGTAGTTTGACATAGTAGTGGTGCTACTATTTCCAGCTCTAACATCAGTTGGGTCACTAAAGTCAGTTGGGAACCATCTAGGTATTACGCTGTCATATGACCTAGATGAGTTAGCAGATATGTTGTATGTACCATATGGCCGTGTATATCTACTAGTTGAACCACCAGTTTGATATGAGTTTCCAGCAGCATCAGTAGCAATAATGTAGTAATAAACAACCCAAGTTTCCCCACCTGGAGTATTTCGTCTATTGGTTGGAACACCAAATGTGGTTGAACCACCACCAAAACTACCTGATGGAATTGCATAACTTGATCCTGCAACAAAACCACTACTAGTTCCATAATATAGTGAATATATGGTTGCTGAAGAAACGCCCATACCACCATCAGTAATAGCACCCCATGAAACATCATAACTTGAACCATTGGGGCTAGAACTTGGGGGTGAAACTGACGGAGCGGTAACGTCGTAAGTGGTTGTTGAATAGAATCCAGCGTCTAAAGTTGAGCTGTTTCCCGCGTTGTCAACAGTGGTAATACGGTAATACGTGTACCACGTAACACCAGAACCTTGTTTACGTCGCGTAGTAGGTACAGATAAATCAAGGTATGAGCCTGACAAAGAGGAAGATATATTCCATGTTTGTTCTGCCTGCCATACACCATCTGAAGAATAAAACCATCGACTCAAAGTTGCAGAAGCAACTCCAGACTGGTTGTCAGTGATAGCCCCCCAAGTTACACGTTGCATACCAGAGTCAGTATTAAATGCAGCAGTAGTATCAACAGCAGATAATGATGCAATAGTAGGCCCAGTATTGTCATACTGATATGCCTGTCTCCAAGCACCATTATCATATGCATATATTTGTTTTACGCCCTGCCAGTTTGCTCCGTCATAAACGTAAGGTCTGTCAGTTCCTGTTAGTTGTTGCCAACCGTTATTGTAAACGTATGTAGCCATATTAGTAAATGAAACAAATATCGCCGTTACGAAGGTTAGTCGTAGGAACTGAGCCACCATTTTGGATTGTTATTTTTTTAGTAGAAGCAGAACCATCAGTTGTGTACATTACAGCTGGCATAAGTGCTGATGATACTGTTCCAGAAGAAAGATTACTAGCATTTAATGCTGTCAAGCTAGCACCACTAGTTGCTCCAAGAGTTGCAGACCAAGTACCAGAAGTAATAGTTCCAACTGAGGCAAGGTTTACAGCAGAAGTAATTGCTGGCTGAGCAGAAGTCGTGACAGTTGCGGCTGTACCAGTTGTGTTTTGGTTTAGTGTGGGAACTGCCCCCCATTTAACACCAGTTGCTGTAGTAGAGTCTACAAGTAGTACGTGGTTAGCAGTAGCGCTTACAGGTAAAATTGATGGAGTATCATTTGCTGATCCAACTATTAGGTCGCCTTTAGTATCAATAATGTTACGAGCCATAACATATGTGGTATCAACTGCAACCGATATAGCACCACTTGAGGCGCTACTACCAGCAGTAGTGTAAACAGTAATACCATTACCTGCGGTTACAGAGGTAATAGTACCTGAGGCAAAGTATGGAAGAGTTCCCCAGGTTGTACTGCCATCACCAACTTTAATTTGCTTAGTTTCGGTGTTGA